TAGAATATGGACTCTCATGCCCCTCATAATCGGTCATAAAATTATCTGTTTGTACTGCCTCTTGGTGTTCACGAATATTTGTTAAATCGACCACACTACCGATTCCATACGAACATTCAAATTCAACCCTTTCGGGTGAATTAAGAATTAAATCAACCACAAAATCAAGTTTCTCTGAATCATATATATTTCCCCACATTCCATGTACGTCTTCTGCTGGAATGACAATCATTTGATCTGGGTCACCGTACCAAATCACATTTTTTCCGACAAATTTTTTGGATAATCTTTTAATATCGTCTGGAAGAGTGGGATCGAAAAATTCCTCTTCCGTTACAAAGTTTCTGATTTCTTCGTTGATGATATTTTTCAATGTCATGATTATCTATAAATAATTCTACCGCCTTTACTTACAAGAAGATTAGCATTTGGGTTGCTTTTCGATTCAATTAAGGCATTATGTAATATTTCGGCAGATGTCAAACCGTTATTATATACTCTTAGTTTCTGAATCTTACCATTAAAGTACGAATCAAAGTTTTGTTGAATCAATAAATCAGACTTTCTTGGGTCTTGTGATAAAATGTCTGCACCTGTATATGTGAAATCTGCTATAAACAGTGGTTCATTCAAATTAAATTCGTAATCCGTTTCAATTAAAAGACCAATATACACAATTTGTTTTCCTGAATTGTCTTTTACTTTAAAGGTAGTTTTCATTGGCAACCAAGTATCACCCCCAGTTACAATAGTTGTTCCCGCATGCTGCATTGAAGTGGGGTCGATTCCAAGATATTCGTAGAATGCTGGATTTGTTATTATTGGTAGACCAGTATCACCGTAATATGATATTCCGTTGATGTATTCATATTGCGCTTCTTGTCTATCTGGAAACGGGTGTAATCCATATGTTTCTGGATCATTAAGTACATCATCAATACTAAGTGGAAACACATATTGGCTTTCTGAAATAATATCAACATCTTCTGTACCATAAACAAACATTGTGATGTTATTCTGAACAAAGAAGTCGTTTTCATCATATGTTTTAAAGAAACCGCCATTATATAAATTTAAATTAATTTCATAATCACGATTCGATAATACAGTAATTGGTTGAGCAAATTTTATGTAATATGTGTTAGCCGATACCCCTGTTGTGCCTCCAGTATATTCGACACGCATTACAGTAACAGGATATTCAATTGTTGGATCGCAAATGTCTGCACTTTTAAATGTAGAGCTATCGGCACTTAATGATAATCCAGCTATTGGTGTTCCACCAGTGAATGGGTCACACATTGTTGGATCGGGAGTGCTTTCGACAACAAAATTATCGTCAATATACGTTTGATCCTCACCAGTATATATTCCATATGTTTGAATATCATAATGCCACGAATACTTTAACCCAAATGAACCACCACCCCAACTTATTGAATATGGCACGCCAATTTGTTTTTCACGATCATTATTAAATGCTTTAAAGAAATATTCTGGAAAGTCATTTAATATCCAAATCGCTCTTCCATTAACATACATAATAAATTTACCCGGTCTTTTTGGGGCACATTCAAGTAGATCAGGATCGTCAATTGTTTCATCTGGTGTAAATGCAATAGCAATCATTGTCCAACCAGTAGTTGGATAAATTGATGCTATTGATTTGTTTGTTATAATTTGATTATTTTCATCAATATATTTATATGCAAGTTTCTTATCTTGAGTAATTTCAAACGCAATAACATTATTCGTTGTATTCCCACTCTGAGGAACTTCTTTATATATTGTAGTTGTACTATTACCTTCGTAGGCAGCGAATGCTTTGGTGTTAATCGTTTCGGGTTGTATTGCCTCAAGATAGTTGTCTTCACTGGTTATCACACCTGAAACGGTTGTAATGTTTTGTTCAGAACCACCTGTTGTTGTTTCACCTGAGAAGAACGGATTATACTTGTCTTCTGCTCTCGCACCCATCATGTAGAAAATTCCTTGTGAATCAGGATATAAATAAACTAATGTTTCGATAGTAATACCATTATTATATCGTGCTGGCAATAGTTCGTAGTTATAACCATCCAATTTAAAGAATCCCTGTAAATATCCACCAGCAGCTTCGAAGTAATTTCCAGTGTCCCCTGAAGTAATCCCGCTTATTGGAAGAAATTCTGTGTTGATTGTCATTCCAGATGTTTCCCCGCTTGTTGGGTTCTGAACAACATTATACCCAACTCGGTACATTGAAAAGAGCGTGTCTGATGGTGTGACGGTAATTCCGTTCCACATTTCATTGGTTCTTCCATTGTCAAAACCAGTAAGACCAAAATCAATAAGGTCTATGTTATCTGATTTTGCACCAGACCATTTAGTGAGACTATATGCAGTCAAGCCAGTGTTTAAATCCCATGAATCTAATTCAGTAAGATCAATTTGGATTGCTAAGTTATCTGTGATAATATCGTTTAGACAGTCTAAATTCATTTTGTTGCAACAATTTATCATAAATACTCCAAGTCTTTAATTAATAATTCTGTATTTATAAAAAAGTTTGTGCATGAACGACAAATACTTATTATACGATAGATTTAATCGTTTGGATTCCAGTTTTAGATATCCTCTGCTTAAAGAAGAGGATAGCAAACATTATTCCCACAAACTAAATGAGGGTGTTGATAAAGGGATATTCACAAAACTTGCTGAAGTTTTTATTAAACACAATAAACTTTCTGGAAACGTAAATGAGGATAATCAATTTCTTAATGAATTCATTTCTTTAATGGAAGAGGAAGAGTTTGACCCCTTTGCACATCTAAGAAACAAGGAGAAAATTAACGAAAAGGAAGATTGTCTACTCACAATAAGCATGGAAAATAGTAAGTTGGATCATCCATACATTTCATTACCTGCTGGTTATACGTGTCCACTTGCGGATATTTGTAAAACATTAGTTCCAAGGGACAGAGAGAAGATTCACGGTAAACTGGTTCAGGATTATGGTGAGATGCGATGTTATGCGGGGAGTGAAGAAGCAAGATACCCCAACGCTCAAGAAATGAGATGGAGAAATAAAGACCTCTTGGATCAATTCGATAAAACAGGAAAGATTGATTTAATTTTAAAATCCCTGAAGTATTTTGAACAAAATCACGGTAAAATTGATGTTTTCCGTATTCATGAATCAGGTGATTTTTATGAACAAGAATATTTTGATTCTTGGCTTAAAGTTGCGGAGCAAAGACCAGATATATTATTTTATGCATACACAAAATCATTACCGTTTTGGGTTGCGAGAATGGGAGATATTCCCGACAACATGAAATTAATTGCAAGTGTTGGTGGGAAACGTGATGATTTGATTAGTAAACACGACTTGAAATATGCTGTGGTTGTACAATCCCCCGAAGAAGCTGCGAATCTAAGATTACCAATTGATGTGGACGATACGTTGGCTTATAAACAAGACGGTAATTTTGCCCTATTAATACATGGTACTCAAAAGGCGGGTAGTGATGCCATGAAAAACTCATTAAAAAACCGAGAGATAATTAAGAAATATAAGAAGTAATTTAGTATTTATAACAAATATGGGAGAGAACAAAAAAAATCCGAGAAGCTGGTCTGCACCGTACTGGAAAGACAATAATATATCTGACACGCTTAAAGAAGCGATTGAGCCAGATGAGGTTGACGTGTCTTCTATTCAATATCACGATGAGCTAAATCCATTGATTTGGGACAAGAATGGTAAGTTGAAAGAAGATGTTCGAAAAATTCTATTGCTTAATGCCAAAAGATTTATTGAGTTTTCTGATTTAGAAAATCTTAATTATAGTGACATTATTTTAACTGGAAGTATGGCAAACTATAATTATAATGAAACCTCTGATATGGATGTGCATATCATCTTAGATTTTAGTCAAATTTCAGAACACGATGACTTTGTTAGCGATTTTTTAAAAATGAAGAAAACGTTGTGGAATGAAAGAATGCCAATTCAGGTTAAGGGACATGATGTTGAAATGTATTATCAGGATTCAAAAGAACCACATCATTCAACCGGTACATATTCTATTTTAAAAAATAAATGGATTAACGAACCAACCAAACAAATTGTTGACATAAATTCGTCAAACATTCAATTAAAATCTGCTGATTTAATGAACGCAATCGATGATTTGGCGGAAATGAATGACGCTGAAGTATTCTTAGAAAAATATAATCGATTGAAAGATAAAATTAAAAAAATGAGACAAAGTGGTTTAGAGAATGAAGGTGAGTTTTCCTCAGAAAATTTAGCATTTAAGGTTCTTCGAAACACTGGATACATGGGTAAATTAATTAATCTAAAACAAGATTTTCTGACCCAAGAATTAAGCATGAATGAAAATAAATAACATGAAAAAAAGAATTATTGTAACTAAAAGTCAATTAAATGAATATGTCGAGAGGAAAAAGGCAGAACGCATTTTTTGCTCGATTTTGGATGCTTTGCACAAAAATTCGCAATTTTTGAGCGAACGAGTTTCTGTTACAAAATCAAATCAATCGGTTATTGAAAATTATAGAAGAAAAAAACTAATAACCCCACGTGTTGAGAAATTGTTGAAAGAAAATGGTCTTCTCAATGATAATGGGCAAATTATTTAATTAAACATGCTTTTTAATGATGAAGAAGTATTTATAAAAAAATGTAACCGAAGATAATAACACATATATTAAATATATTATGATGAAGAAAAATACAAGTAAAGATGCTCAAATAGCAAGAATGCAACAATTAGCAGACGTTAAAGGAACGAGAGTTCATGAAAATAGAAACTCGTTAGGTACACTAATCGACTTCAAAAGGGGTGCTGATAAGGTTGCTTATGGCATCGTTAAGGAAAACCACCAATACTTCATAAAAAAAGCCAATAGCCAAGGTAATCCTAATGTTGAGGATTTCGCTTATATCGGTGGACAGGAGAATATTACTGAGTACAGATATAATAAATTATCTGAGGCTGATAAAAATAGAAATATGCTTCTTTTGACAATCAATGAAGCCTTGGGTGGAAAAGAAATTGTTACCAAGTCTGGATCAAAACCCTCTCTATTGAGTGAGGGTGAAAAACCTACTTTTGAAAAAGGAGTGAAGCCAGATTTCGGTAAGAAAAAAGATAAGGACGAGAAAAAAGAGGAAAAGGACGAGGAAGAAAAAGAGGGTAAGAAACACGAAAAGAAAGAAAGTCCTGAATTTGAAAAGGGTGAAAAAGAGGAAGAAAAGGAAGAGGCTGAAGAAGAGAAAAAAGAAGATGTTGATGAGGGTATTGAAGACGAAATTGCAAGTGCAGAAGAAAAACTTGCAGGTGCAGAAGAAAAAACTGCTGAAGAACCTGATGCTGAAGTTGCTGTAGAACCAGAAGCTCCTGTTGAAGAACCATTAGATATTGACGCAATTGACGTTGACGCTGAAGCACCTGTAGATGGTGGTGAAGAAGAAATGTCTGTAGATGCAGAAATGCCTGTAGATGGTGGTGAAGAAGAAATGTCTGTAGATGCAGAAATGCCTGTAGATGGTGGTGAAGAAGAGGTTGTTGATACAAGTCTTGAAGGTGATCCTGAAACTGCTGATCCTGAAGGCAGTCAATTATTTCAAGACTCAGAAGAAAAAAGGATAATCGACTCAGAGATTGGGAAATTAGCTGAAAAAATGGGTAAAGAAGAATTTACCGATGAAGAAGTTGAATCTGCTGTTGGAAGACTTTTAGACCCTCTTAAAAAGGAATTTGCTAAAATGGATATTGATACCAAGAAGGAAATTGCCAACGAGAACATTATAAAAATTAAACCAGAAGAAGAGGGTGGGCAAACACCTGAAGATCAACTTCAAATGTCAGATATTGAGGGTCAAGAAGATGCAAACATGGAAATGGCTGAAGAAAAATCGTGTAATGAATGTGGTTTTGCCAAATATGCTGAGAGCAGAGGATATAATGCTGAATCTTTGATGGAATGTAGTGTTGATGAAATGGCAAGCCTTATGAATGGTTATGCTATGGAACAAGACGAAATGGGCGATGAAGACCTTGAGTCAATGGCAGTTTTTCATTCAGACGAACTTGCAGAGTGTTTGAAAGAAGAATATGCAAACGAAGAACTTACAACACATCTCGAACCTTTTGTTAAGAAAATTAATGAAGTAGAAGATACGTCCAAAAAAAAAGCTGATACCGTAAAAGGTATGTTTTGGTGGCAAATAGAACCTCAAAAGGAGAAAGATGCTACTCTTAAAACATTAACTGAAGAAGAAGTTGTTTCTAAATACGGTGGAATGTCTGATGAAGACCTTGCAGCGTTAGATGAAAATACATTAAACGAACTTAACGAACTTAATTTCGGTGGTTTAAAGAATGTTGGTAGTTACTTAGGTAATAAAGCTAAGTCTGCTGTTGGTAACATTGGTACTGGAATTAAACAAGGAGTTCAAGGTGCTGTTCAAGGCATAACAAATGCAGTTACAAACAAAATTGAACAAGTTGCGAATTCAATGGACCAAATGGGTACTGAAATATCTCAACAATACCAAAAAGGAGTTAAAAGTACAGTTGAAGCAAAAATTCAAAAGGCTGCACAAAAATTCGGTGAAATGGTTAATAAATTGGATGTTGCATCACAAAAGGCAGGTGATGGTCCAATTAATAAACAATCGGTTATAATGGCACTTCAAGGAATCCTTAAAGGCGGTGCTGTTGCAGAAGGCATGGACGGTAATGATCCACTTAATGTTCAGACACAACCAATGATGGAGGGTGAAGAAGAGGAAATTGAGGTTGAAAAGCCTGAAGGTGGAGAAGAGGAAGTATTTGACGTAACACAACACAAAGAACCAGAAATGAATATGACTGCTGGTTTTGAAACTATGGGTGCTGGAATACCTAAACCTGATGGTGCAGATGTAACTTCAGTTGAGATCACAAAAGATGCTGTTAATGTTACATTGAGTGAATCAGAAAAAAAGGTAAGAAACTACATTCGCAATCGCTTAGAAGAAATGGCAGGGAAAAGAAAACCAAGTCTTAATGAGGATAAAAAAAGTGAGTCGTTGAAGAAACTCGATAAAATGATTGCAAGTCAAGTTGCATTATTTGAAAGTGTTGTAGAAGAAGGCGATTTTGGTAAAAACATTGCTAACTTTGCTGGTAAGATGTCACAAAGAATTGGTGGCGACATTCGTAGACAAAGACAATTAAAGCAAGCATTGCCAACAATAGCAACTGATCAACACGCAATTAATCAATGGATTAGAGACATCTTTAGTGGTGGAAAGGTTCATAGAAGCGCAGCCAGTTATATTGGTAGAGCAACTCCAGAGGCAAAATTGGATATTTTAACTCAAGTGGCTAATGATCCAAACGGTGTTGGAATGCTTCAAGCAAATAAGATGGGCGAATTGGTTTACAAACCTGTTGATCATTTAGAACAAATCGGCTAATTAAACATCATAATTATATTAAAAATGACAATAAAGCGATTTATTGTCATTTTTTTTGTAATAAAAATTGAAGTTTTTCGTAATATTGTATAAATGAAATACTAATTATGCTATACGAGACATTAAACCCCATACGTGGGAAAAGAAGAGACGATGAATTATTGCGTCTTGCCGAAGAAGAGAAAGACTTTGAATACAGACGACTTTTCATTGAGGAAGCTGAACAAGACATACTTGTTTCATACAGTCGAAGCAAATTGTTTGAGGACATTGCATTGGTGGTTTTATTCGTTCATGCCCTAAGTATTTTTATGGAGGGACCTTTGTTTGGAATATCACTTCTATTTGCCTTTATATTATGGGTAACATCTGTGTTTTATAAATATCAACATCAGAAATTTCTTAAAAGAACTCGAAATACATTACTTTTTGTTGATGCAGTTATCAAAAGCACGTATGGAATCACTCTTCCTAAGTATTTATAGGAAATATTGATTATGCATACAGATTCAAATTTAAAACTCATTTACGTATTAAAGATTGGATACAATGCCAACAACGAGGGGTTGTATGAATTTATTTTCTCAAGCGATGAAACAAATATAGAATATGAGGATTGGTTATGGGATATGGCTCCAGCCTGTGATAATGCAGAACCACCACATAAAGATTTTGTTGATTCTATTTATAGTTTAAAAACAGGTTCATTTGATCTTGTGTGCCTTCATGAAGATGTTACTCGACCATATATGCATGGATATCACAACATAATTGCATTGGCATATGAAGATATTGATAATGAATGTGAGAATCCAGCAGATGATGGTTTCAATCAATATGAGGATTTGTTTGAGGAACAAGATGAACCGCCTGTATTAGTTTTCCATTATGGAATAACTTTAGCAAAGGTTAAAGAACTACTTTACGAAAGAAAAATCATATTCAAGGGGAACGAGTTTGTTGAAAGTTCTTCAGTGAATTTGAAATAGCCTATCTCACCATTTGGGAGAAGAGGATCGAAGCACGACATGTCAAGATATGTGTCGTGCTTTGCTATTTTACTGACCCATTGTATTTATTATAAAATAATATAATGGAGATAGAAGAAAAAAGTCCAAGTATTAGTCCCGAACACGTTCCCTTGATACCTCTTGATCCGAAACTTCAAAAGTTAAAGGAAGAGAAAAGGAAACTTGAAAAGGCATTAAGAAAGGCGGGTAAACTACCAGAACCAATTATTGTCACACAAAGTGGTGATTTGAAGAAGGTTAGTGAACTATCTATGGCTGAAAGGGAGTATGAGATTATTAGATGTGCCTCTAATCCAATATATTTTATTGAAACCTATTTAACTATTTTCGACCAAACACAGGGTGAAGGTGGTCAAATCGTACCGTTTGCTCTGTTTGATTTTCAGAAGGAATTAATCAATACTTATCTTGATGAACGGTTTGTGATTGCTAACAAATATCGTCAGGCGGGTATCTCAACAACAACTTGTGCATATATTGCATGGTATGTGATGTTTAAATCACATCGTAGTGTGGCAATTGTTGCGGATAAACTTGAAACAGCACGTGATGAATTAATGAACGATGTGGTTGACTTTATTGATGGTTGTCCTGATTGGTTGAGACCACATCCAGATGTTAAAGACACTCAAAAACTAAAGAGATATGATAATGGCTGTCAGTTGAGTGCATTCTCATCAAAAGGTCTTCGTGGTTATACTCCAACTTTATTGTTTTGGGATGAAACAGCATGGACAGAGAAATCAGATAAATTCTGGACATCTGCAAAACCAACTCTTCAAACTGGTGGTCGTGCAATTATGGTATCTACACCAAACGGTCTTGATCCAGTGTTCTACAAAACTTTCGAAGCTGCAAGACAAGGAAAAGAGAAGAGTACATTTAAGGCAGTTGAACTTTGGTGGTTCAATGACCCACGCTACAATAAAGGTTTGAGATGGGTTAAGAACAAGGGAAGAGAGAATGAGTTTGAGCGAATTGACACTGGCTTTACTGATGCCGAGCGAATAAAAATGATGGATGATGGCTGGCAAGCAACATCTCCTTGGTTTGAAGAAGAGATTAAGAGTGCCAACGGTGATATGCGTAAGATTGCACAGGAAATTTTATGTTCATTCCTTGGATCAGGTGACAACTTTATTGCAGAGGAGTTTCTGAGAAGAATTGAAGAGACGGAGATTAGACCTTTTCTACGTCAAGAATATACTGACAAAAATTTCTGGATTTGGGAAGACCCAATTCATGGAACAGAGTATATAATGGCAATTGATGCTTCACCGGGTCACGGTGAAGATAATTCAACAATTAATATTCTCAAAGTTATTAATATTGTTGAAGAAAAGGAAGTTATAGAAAACGAAAAAATAAAAATTGTTAAAGTAAAAAGGCAGAAAGTGGAACAGGTTGCCGAATATTACGGTAAAGTTACACCACAATTACTTGCCGAAATAGCATATCAATTTGGTAAAAGATATAACAATGCGTATGCTGTTATTGATATCACTGGTGGATATGGTGTTCAAACGATTGAGAAATTAATTGATGTTGGATATGGCGGTGAATATGGAAAGGAAACTGAGAACATTCATTATGCAGAGGTTTCTCATAAACCATCCAGAGATAGACTCCAAGGTTACATTAAAAAGGGACAGAAAATAATGTCAGATGGTTCTATCATCCCCGTTGATTTGATACCCGGTTTCTTTATCGGTCAAAACAGACCTTCGGTGCTTCTTGAGATGCAGAGAGCGATCCATTTAGAGGATGTAATCATCAGGTCAATAAGATTGCTCAATGAACTTAAAACGTTCGTTACAGTGGCTGGAAACCGTGTTGCTGACCATAAGAGATCATTCCACGATGATTCAATCATGGGATTGGCAATTGGTTTGTATGTTCTGAATTTTGACATGGCTCGTTTTAGACAAAATAAGGGTGCTACTAAAAAAATGTTGGATGCTATGCTCATGGCAAATGATCCTGAAAAAATGGCTGAAATGAAGAAGAAGTTGGAGGATGACAAGGAAAAGAAGAATATACCCATATTATCAAAGAATAAAGGAAACCCTGATTTACAGAAACATGTTGCAAATGCTTGGTTGTTTAATGGGATAAAACAAAAGTAAAATGTATTTATCTAAAAAGTGGTTTTTCACGTAAAATCAAGTATTTATAAAAAACTATAATATTTTATAAAATGGCAGAACAAGATAAAAGAGGTACGATATTTCAGCAACTGAACAATTTCTTCAATTTAGATGGGTTCGGTTTCGCCCCTATTCAAAGAGATGAAAATAACACAAAAATCATTATCAGGGGTAATTCACCTGAAGATATCAAAAGAAAGGCATTAGAACTTGAGCAGCAAAAGAAAATACAAAGCAAGTATTTTCGAACAACTGACAGGGGATTCCAAAAAGCACTTCAATATGAAGCAGCACGTCTTCCAGCATACATTGATTATGAAGGTATGGAATACTACCCAATCATTTCATCTGCCCTTGACTTGTTTATGGAAGAAGCTACCACAATTGGTGAGAATGGAAAGATGCTGAATATCTATTCGAACAAAGAAAGAATTAAATATATTTTAGAAGAATTCTTCTATGATGTTGTAAATGTAAACGTTAACCTACCTTTCTGGACAAGAAATTTAACCAAATATGGTGACAATTTTGTTTTGCTTTATGGTGAAAGAAAGAAAGGTATTACTCACGTGAAGCAAATGGTTAACTATGAAATTGAAAGGTTTGAACGAATCCAAAAAGGTAAACCTGCTGTTAAGTTTAAGGAAAGAATGACAGGAGATGAGTTTAACATTTTCGAAGTCGCACACTTTAGATTACTGGGTGATGATAAATATCTACCATACGGATCGTCTGTATTAAATAAAGTTCGTAGAGTATTTCGTCAATTGGTAATGGCTGAAGATGCAATGCTTACTTATCGTATTATTCGTGCTGGTGAAAAGAAAGTCTTTAAAATTGATGTTGGAAACATTGATGAAGACGATATTGAAGAGTACATGTATAAGGTAGCTACCAAGTTTAAGAAAACGATGGAAGTAGCACCCAATGACGGTCAAATTGATTATCGTTTCAATATTTTAGGGAACGATGAAGATTATTTCCTTCCAGTACGTAACGCAAACACTCAAACAGGAATTGAAACTTTACCGGGTGCTCAAAATCTTGACCAGATTCAAGATATTGAATACTTGAGAGACAATCTATTTACTGGACTTGGCGTACCAAAACCGTTCTTGTCATTTCAAGACGCTGCTGGTGGTGGAAAAAACATGGCGCAATACGACATTCGTTTTGCAAAGAAAATTAATCGTATTCAACAATCACTTATTCAGGAATTAAATAAAATGGCGATGGTTCACCTGTATTTTATGGGTTACACTAAAGAGGATATGAATGACTTCACCTTGACATTGACGAATCCTTCAACTCAACAAGAGATGATGAAATCCGAACTGTTCCGTGAGAAAGCACAGGTTTATACTGAACTTACTCGTGGTGAAAACGGTATTGCTGCAATGTCACATACGTTGGCTAAACGAACAATCTTTAACATGACCGATAGAGATATCGTTGAAGACCTCAAACAACAAAAGATGGAGAAAGTTGTTAATCAGGAGCTTGCGGATGCACCTGTTATTATCAAACAATCTGGTCTTTTTGCTGACATTGATAAGAAATTTGCTGATGAAGAATTAGCTGCTGCTGCTGCAACTGGAGGTACTGGTCAAGAAGGTATGGAAGGTGAAGGTGGTTTACCACCAATGGGTGGTGCGGAAGGTGGAATGCCACCTCCAATCGAAGGATTGCCAAATCAAACACCGGGTGATTTACCCCCAATTCAGGTAGAGGGTAAAATGTCTGAAGAAGAATATGATAGACATCTCGAAAAATTGGTTTATGGTCAAAACAAAGAGAAGCAACATGAGGTTAAACGTAAGGAATTGCTTAAAGAGAGTAACGATAAGAACGAAGACCTTAATTCTAAAGCAATCAATATGGTTAATGAAATTGATGCCATTTTAGGGGAGTCTGAGAGCATTAATAACAATACTATTGTTGAGTTTGAAGAGATTGACGCTGAGTTACTTGATGAAATTGATTTAAGTGATGCTGAAGCAGCAAAAGAAGAAAAATAAGTGCAGGTAAACATTTACAGTAATTTATAGTATTTATAAGAAATCACATAAGATATATGAAAAACATTAATATAGGGGTAGCAAATCTGGTAGTTTCCGACAAATTAAGGGAATCGATGTTTGACGATTCATTGTTAGTGGAAACTAAGAACACCGCATCTAAGTTTTTCGATGTGGTTAAAAACTCACCTGTTCTTCAATTAGAGTTTAAGGTTTTCAACAGTATTGAGAATAAGCATATTAACAGTGATGCGCTTATTCCTAATTTCATCGATAAAAATGTTAGATTGTTTGAAACATATACTTTGGAAGAACTTTCCACTGAGCACGATAAGTTAAAACCATTCATCGGTGAAGCGGTCATCGAAAATGAAAAGATAGCTTTATATGAGGCAATTACCACATTAATTGAAGAATCACTTAAACTAAGTGAGAATGTAAATATTGATAAAATGCATGAAGCATTTGATCTTGTCTTAGATCATATAAGACAGCCTAAAGAGGATGAGTCCACGAATATTGTTCCCGAAATCATTAATGAAGAGGTAATCGAAATCGCCATCAATAAGTTCAATGAAAAATATGAGAGCATGAACGAAGAAGATGTTAAGCTCTTTAAAAAACTTGTTGTGGCAGATAATAATATGAAAGAAGAACTCTTCAAAGAATTTAAAGAAGAAAACGTAGCTGCACTTGAAAAGTTGAATGAGGACAACAGCAATGATAAAATTGCAAAGTCACTTGAGAAAATTAATGAAATGACATTCAATGTCGCAACGGCTGACAGTGATATTGTAAAACTTTACGAATTAAAAAAAGCTATACTTTAGATCGATAATTTTGTAAACTCTGTAACATCTTAATCAATTCTAATTGAGGATGACAATCCGATTTGTCAGCACGATAACTTGTATGTGTCCAAATACCCTTTTTACCTTTCATTGCATTTTCTGAAATGGCTGGCGCACCATCTGGACTGCTTGTACTAATAAGTTCTGCGCCAGAATAATTATAATTAATGTTCCAAATGTCTTCATTAAACACTAAACTAATGTCTGGAAACTTACCTCCCCTTGCGTTATCATTTTCATTCATTTTTGATTGAAACACTAATGATAATATTAAATCCCTAACGGCATCTATTTGAGTTTGAGTATATGTTTCGAATGCATAGAATCCTCTAAAACCATTTGGATATCCCGTTTTTGAATTATAAAATGTAACATCGGTAACTGGACTTGCCCCTTTTCTTATTTCCTGAGACTGTCTATCTTTATCAAACATAATCGTAGGATACCAACCTAAATTACCTTGAGCATCTTTACCTTGTTTCAAACCACCCCAAGAATCAATCTCGATCCCTATGGAATGTTGATTTAGAGATTTGTTTCTATTGTCTTTGAGACCAAGATGATATGCCCAATAATTGGTATTGAATAATTGATATATTCCACCATCTCTTGCGATTATAAATGCAGTGGCAACCTTTTCTCCTTTATCTCTCCACCATTTAATATCGCCACCAACACCACCTTTATCACCACTAACGGTATGGTGCAATACAATTTGTGCTTTGCTTGTAGCTTCACCTTGGAAGTACTGATCTGATGGGAAATATATAAATTTATATCTACTATCTCTGGCAATTGAAAGGTCATCTAAGTCTGAGGCGATAATTCCATACTCATCGGCTTCAGTTACATTTGCAGCAAATGGGTCGAAATTTTCATTCGGATATGTTGCGAAGTCGTCATTACTTGCATGTCTAAATAAATCAGTATATCCAAAAGTGTGATAAAGTGGTTTATATTTTTTTATTTCTTTCCCACCAAAAATTCTATTGTTGTTGTCGCCTAACACACCCCAAACAGTCAACACATAATCCAATGCATCTTTTACTATTGGGTTATTAACATCATTATCATAATCCTTGAGTAACTTTTCAATTGATCTTGAATATGTATCTGTAACATATTTAGCACCTGCTCTAAAGCACAGTAGTGATGTGCTTGCGAGTTTTCCACAGTTTTCTGCAAAATATCTCATATATCTCGCCTGTGCTTTGATCATATATTCGGGATTGTTAATAATGTTTTGGTGTAAAATTATTCGATTTTGGGTAGCAACTATTCGAGTACCGGGTGCACCACTATCTGATTCATATGAGGAAACAGCAAGCTCTTGCTCAAGTCCATCAATAATTGCGTTCAATGGACGATATGCATTGAGGTTTTCTTCGCTCCAATAAAGAGGACCGCCTGCACCGAAATTATTTATAACAAGGCTAAAAATATCCAACATTTTGAATTGAAGTAATCCAGATGCAGTGGTTGTTTTAGAATAATACCAAAGTCGATAACCAGATTCAACATATGCTTGTGCAGCTAAAATGTTTGGATCGAGTTCATACATGTCACCATATTTTTGAAACCAATCAATTAACGATTGAGCTAAATTAGAAACATTCAATGGTTTCCCATCCGAAGCAATTGCATTTACCACCCACGTTTTATCAACCTTATTTCCAGTTCCATTATCACTAAACGGTAATGGTCCATTATTACCCTCTAAGAGTTTGTTTCCCCCAAGCGTAACAACCTGTGTTATAAATTCCTTACCCTTTTGTGTTATTATAGTATTTTTGCGCATTTTAATAAATTTCTAATGTGTACATTGAATTGTATTTAGCTTGTGCTGGATTTTCTGCTGTTCCAACTCCCAACGTAACTTCTTCAAAGGTCAATGAAGATGCGGTGTCTGAACTTCCACCATCGAATCCGACAATTGCAGCAGGATTTAGAACTCTTGGCATTGGATATTTAAGCAGTTTTGTTCCAGAAAAACTTGTAACCATTTTATTTGCGGTTATCTGATGTCTCACCGTTAATATTATATATGCTCCATTGAATATTGGTACGTTTTCTAATTGAAAATATTGTGTTGGTTGAAGCATGGCATTTCCAAAACCAGTAATGTTTGCTCGATACGCTCTATTTTCATATGTGCTATATAAACTCTGTGCTTTAGGAACAGGCGATTGAGTTTTTTCATCACCAGCTAATCGTGAAAGTATTTGAATTGATTCGTTTGTTTCTGGATATTCTTTACTATCAATACCGAAATTATAAAACATGTTTTGGTTTTGTTCACCATAACGAACTCGAAATGCACGGACTTGGCTATATATATTTCCTTTCTCTGGTGTTACAGGATTTCCAAAGGAATCATATTCATCGATTTGACGATCACCTTCTTCATTAGGTGTGCACCCCTCGTTTAAAAAGTCACTTGGTGGATTTCCTAAATCAGCAATTCCATCATCTTTAAACGGTGAATATTTTTCAAGACCTGTTGGATAACTTGATGTTCCTCCAATAAACATACACACAAATACGGGGTGTTGTTCTTGTTTACCACTGGTATCAATTTTAAAACAATCTTCCCATTCATCTTCTTGAAAACTCATGAAGTTTTGTAGTGGAAAAAATTCAAAGCCATTTAATGATAACATTTGAGATATTACTGTGAATATTGATAAATCGGGACTGTCCTTGGCATCAATTAGGTTTCTGACATCAATTATAGTGTCCCCAATTGGATTCATTGCTCTGTCAACAAAAGCAAATTGACTAATTAATCCTTTGTTGGTATTCGTTTTAAATGGATAACCATTTATGTTTTTACTTAATCCAGCAAGCCATTTATCATTTATGTTTTTAAACGAATAATATGTTTGGGTCACAATATCTTGATCCCCAGTTGATTTTTCGAATTCCTTTTTTTCGTTATCTAATTGTTTTCGTCTTTTTTCAATTCTTGTATTTAATTCCCCGAAAAACGTATAAAAGAATTGTTCTGTTTTTGATTTTATTTGTGCACCGTATGTATCAACATTAAAAGTATTATCCGTACCACTCAATTTTTCTTCAAGTGAACTGTAAAGAGGATTGATTTCTTCTTCGAATCTAAATGTTAACTCACTGTAACAAACTAATGCGACTCTATTCAACATACCATCCCACATGTAATCAAATCCCTTACTGGCATTATAGTCTTTATTGTGTTTTACTAAAAATTTCGAGTATTTTTCCTTCTTACACTCAACCATTTTATTCTCTGTCTCATAAAACTTAGTCTTTGTGTCTGAATATTGTTCAGGATTGAATTCATCAACACATTTCTGTGGGTCAACAAGTCGGTACAATTCTTTCATATTAAGTTTCAAATCATTGTAATTAAGACCTACCCACGTTTCATAATATGTTCTAAGATATTCCTTATCTATTGAACTCAAGTATTTATTAACGTCATGAATATCCGCAAAAATCATAATACATGCTGAATCTAATCTTTTACCTGCACCAGTAACAATAAAATCATATAATCTTGTCCATAAAGCATCTCCCTTTTGATGTCCCACCAACATTCCCATATATGCGAGAACAAATTGAGGTAATTCAATTAATGAGGGTGTTGAAAAGAAATCCTTATTTAGAAAATATGGGAAATAATTAAAGGCGGACAATGTTCTTCCAAAATTAGATAAGTACATTAGAGTTGATAATTCGAGATCAAACTCTGTACTATCATAATCAATAATTACTGGATACATTTGTGTATCGGCAAGACCTAATTCATCAAGCCAAACACCCTCGATTCCCGTAGTATCTTTAACATCAAGAATTCTTCCATAAGTAATGCCTTGTTCAAAGAACCATTGATTTCCGTTATCGCTCAGTTTATCAAGTATCTCAGGAAAAGGAGTGTCAAATGTTTCTGTACCACCAATTGGGGGGTTAAACACAATCCCCCCATTATTTGCACCAAATAGCCTATCATTTCTATACCAAGTCCATGTACTTGCAATAAATTTTGTTCTATTAAATGCATCGTTCTTCGAATCAGTGTCGGAACGAAAAATAACATTTTCGGCAGTGAAACCAAATGAGTCTTCAATGACATCAGATCGACCCTTAAAAATAATGTCTCTCCAATTTGTTTTTGTTTTTTCAATGAACTCATTAAATCCGTCTTTTGATGCACCACTTCTCATTTCGATGTTTGTTGTGGGAACTACCGTAAGTCCCACGAAATCCTCATCCTTTTTATCTCTATACATTGCATCCCCATTCGAGAAACTATAATTCGTTGGTGTATCACTATAAAGTGCTGGCAGGTTTTTTTCAATATATTTAAAAAAACCATTTGCTGGATCATATAAACCCTTTTGAGAATTGTTTTTAGATGCAAAAGTTTTTAAGAGTTGAGCATAGTCTTCATTTATTATTGAATTCACCAAATTTATTGCTTCGGCTTCAGCATATAATTTAATATATGCTTCACTCGCAGCATTATCAATATCATATAATCTTACTTTATTGGGGTCAGATATATTATAAAATGAATATGGGAGTGCAAACCCAGTTAGAAGTTGAAATCTTTCATAAAATATTTTGATGATTTGATTTAAGCGGGTATCATCGACCAAATTTATTGTTTGTTCACCATCACTACTATCTGTTCCAAAATAAGGACTGTGTAAATTTGATGTTACAAAACGACTATCAACGGGTGTAGATGGAATCCATTTATAATCACCCTGTGCGTCTTTTTCTGATTTTAGTGTTGCTTGGTTATATATTCTATTGTATTTAATGAACGAGTCGATAAACCTTTGAACCAAATCCAATTCAGGAAATGGTTGATCACACTTATCACTAATTTCAAAGGGTGCTCTTCTTTCCTCTACAATTTGATTACATATTTTTTCTTGTCTAACGACCAACGGAAATGCGAACACATCGGTATCTTCCTTTACGTCTTTATATGATGGATCGTTAATAATCTGATTTTTATACCTTGCATGGTGCTCTTCAGCATCTGTTGTTGTGGTTTTAAGTACAGAGAAGAATTTATCAACATCATTCATCAATATTTCAAAAATATTGTAAATGGTTGGCAACATACCAAGACGTTTTAAAATCATACTATTTATCTTGGTATTTAAACTTGAGGATGTGATTAATTTTTCATCCTCTAATTCCTTTTTCCCCCTGTATAATTTAACATAGTAGTCAGTGATATTAATTCCGATATGACGTATATATTGTGTTTCCTCAATTAATTCTCCCTCTGTGTTATCCCAAATAGGTTCAGCGTCTTTAATGTCCTTCGCATTAATTCCACTTATAATATCCTTTCCCTTTAATTCCAGTTTTTTCTTGTATTTATTTAATTCTTCTGAATATTTAGCATTTCTTAAATTAAGTGCTGTGTTGTATGTTGTAATGGGGTTTCCATTCTCGTCAAGTTCAACCTCAACCGATTTATCAGAAAAATAACCAATGTATAATTGTTTACTAATATTCACAGGAAGGTCGGGGGACGCAAATGTTCTTAAATAATCATTATATTCAGAAAACGTTTTAATTTCTTTAACTGTGCGCTGATTACTTTCATTTGGTGAAATATTATATGTAAATAAAATTGGATCACCCAAATCGGTTAACGATTTCTCGTTTTTAAAATTAAATAATAATTCTAATGATCTATTATATAATGCTAATTTTGTTTGAGCATTCTCATATTTTGTATTTTCAACATCCGTTTTAATTTTTTCAGGAATTTCTGAATAAACTTGCTCTAATTTTAAAATCAAATCCAAGGTGTTCTGTGGTGGTTCAGTAGAATCTGGCGATAATGTTACTGGATTATCTTTGTCCATTAAAGGTGCTTGAAGAATATATCTGAATGGAATGTCTGTTAATGGTGCATATGTAATAGCAATAAAATTTGCATCAATATGATAATTACCAGTTTCTGCCTTAAATTCGGTATTATATTTTACCAAGTGCATTTGGTATGTTAATATCTTACCGTAGTATCCCTTAAATGAAAGATAAAAAATTGGTGGGGGGAAATCGAACAATATTCGATATGGCGAGTTCTCACGATTAAAAAATGCTAAACCTCTAATGTCTACAAATTCAATGCTGATTTGTGGAATATATGATGAATTTATTTCAATATCAATTTTACTGATACCAAAACCCTCATAGGTTTTATTAACATCAGTACTTCCATCATACCAGTTAGTGGTATATTGATTAAAATGCGCTTCATTATCAGGGTCTTGATTTTGCCCCATAAAGCTAACATACCTATCGTCATTAAAACTTCTTTCGTCTTTTTTTGTGATATCAGTATCAATTCTTGTAGTTAAAATTGTTCTCCCTCTACGAACAGCACTTAATTCGGCAAGAATATACATGTCCTCATATGGTGGGATTCCATTGTGCTGATATTCTTTTTCACCCTTACTATTTTGAATATAGTTTAGGTTTGCATTATTCGGATCGATAAGTTTTACATTTCCTGCCATTAATCTTATTTTACATATAAATAGTTGAAGTGGAAAAATATAAAGATAATACTATCCAAACGAATAAACAAGACTATTTATATGAAACGACTAAAATGAGCATTATACTATTATCGGTCATAGATCATTTCCACCCAATTTGGACTAATGTTTTCTTTTATTTATTCATCACATCTATTCTGGTTTTCGGTGTTTTGTTACGTATTTGCATGAAAAGAATATCTGGACATCGAAATGAAGTCAAGCAACTTCAAACACAACATACTGCAAGAATCGATGCTCTAAGAAAAGAAAACATCACGAAAAATCAAAGTTTACGTGCTGATATATTAAGAAAAGAAGAAGAGGCAACTCGTCAATGGGCAGAATCGGAAAAGGAGGCATTTCGAGTATTAAATTCCATTTCAGAAGTTCTTGAACTAAGTGAAGACTTGAGTAAGCTAAAAACAAATGAGATTCTTTTAAAACTTGATGATATTAGAGATATTATTGATAATAAAGCGTAGTGAGACATGAAAAAAATCGAAAAACTGAAAGAAACAAATAAGTTACTCAATGAGATTAAGTTGCGATTAGAAACTCGAATTTTTTTGGAATCCAAAAAAAGTAAATCGTTTTTACAGAAATCACATTAACGGACTATTTATATAAAAAGTTATAATTATGATTAGGAGATTAAACGAGGCGAAGATACTACAGGCGGGAGAAACGGGATTTGGTATTTTGATTGAACAAGATGCTGGTTATATCAGTGCTGATCTAAATAAAGAAATACTAAGTGAAAGTTTCGTTTTAAAAGAAAATGAACCTCTTTTAATTAACTGCATTCTTCAAAAATGGGGTGTTGAAAATAAAAACGGAAGAGTTTATCCACAAGAAGTATTAGTTCCTCAAGTTGAAGAATATCAAAAATTGGTTGATGGTAGTAGTGCTGCTTCAGAAGCAGACCATCCAGATAGTAGTATCATTTCACTACAAAATATTTCGCACATGATCACCAAAATGTGGTGGGGAAAAGACGATCAAAGTCACATACTTTTCGGACAAATTAAATTAATTATCACAAGAGGATATATTAATATGGGTATTTGTTCAGTAATTGGTGATAAAATTATTTTGTATTTGGAGAATGGAATGAAATTAGGGATTTCTTCTCGTGGTGTTGGAACTCTCAAAGAAATTAATGGAAAGAACTTGGTACAAGCAGATTTTGAATTAATTGGCTTTGACCTTGTTGCAACTCCAAGCACACCGGGTGCATACCTGTACCCCGCTTCAACAAACATAGAGCAAACTACAATGGGCGAAAACTTTGTGAAGAAAAATGGTATTTATTTAAAAGAGGAAAGTGAAAAAATAATCAATGGAATTGAAAAATTCCTATTGTAATAAAAATAAAAAGCTGAAAATATAAGCATAAAAAAGATAAAAAGCAAGAATTTTATCCCGTAATTTAAGTAAATGGGTGCTTTTTCTTAATAATAATGTATTTATAGTAAAATAAAACACTTTGAAATTATGGCAAAGGAAGAAAAGAAATCTATAATTGAAGACGCTTTAACTGACTATAAACTAATTCAGGAAGCTGCTGAAGCTAATGCTGCCAAAAAATTGGCATCTAAGTTTCCGAATCAATTTCAAAACTTGTTAAAAGAAGAATTAAATAAAAATACTTCAGGTAAAGAACCTTATAAAAAGGTTGAAGGTAAAGAATCTACTAAGTTAGATGAATCTGAAAAATCAAATAAAGAATCTGTTATGAAACAACAAAAAAAAGAGGCTAAAAAAGCCGTAAATGAAGAGCGTGATAAGGATTTTATGGGTGATGTTGAGGGTGATACTCCTAACATCAATACTCCACTTCCAGAAGATGGGGACACATATACTGACAAAATCACAACTAAGCAAGACACTCTTGCTAATGACACAACTCTTAAAGAGGAATTTGATGTAACAGACCTTGAAATGGACGATGCTGGCGCAGCAATCGATGGTGCAGGTGCAGACGATGATATCGTATCAATGGAAGACATTGAAGCTGAAATTTCAGAAATGGAACAACTCAAAGGCGAATTGGAAGAAGGAAAAGATAGTCCTTTTGATCAATTAGTGTCTATGAGAGATAAGCTCAATGAAATGATTGGCGGTATGGACGAGCAAAAAAATCAAGGTGGTAAGCAAAGTATCCCGGGTCGTGAAAAAGGTGGACCAACAACTTCTATGATTGATGAAGAAGCTGAATTGGAAGAACAAAAAAATCACGGTGGCAAACAAAATTACACTGGCAGAGAAAAAGGTGGACCAACTACTCAGATGATTGATGAGGTAGAAGTTGAGGACGCTGATATCGAAGCTGTAATGAGTGAAGCAGAACTTGATGAAGCAATGGGTATGGCTCATAGCTCAAGTAAGCAAGTTGCTGGTGATCACTTACCCGGTAAAGAATTTGCTCCACACAGACACAAGCGTGTCGGTAGTGTAAACAATCCTCAAAATGAGGGTGTTTCTAAGAAACTAACTGCACTACTTGAGGAAAATAAGAAATTTGCAAAGAAGATCAACGAATCTAAAAAATACAAAGCAACTGTAGACAAATTACTTGAAAGCTATAAGACAGCATTGGGCAAATATCGTACTCAATTGAATGAGATGGCTATCTTCAACACCAATTTGGCAAACGTCAATAATTTATTGGTAAACGAAGATTTGGCATTGACTCAAGAAGACAAAGTAAAAATCATTAACGAATTCAAAGAAGTTGGATCAATTGGAGACTCAAAGAAAAAATACGATGGTATTTTAAATGAGATGACACAATCTAAGAAAACTCTCACCGAAAGTGTTGAAGCAAAAGTTACTGATTCAGTAGCATCTTCTTCAAAACAAAGACTTGGTGAAGTTGAAGAGAAAACTGCTTATGAGAACGATAGTCATATCAACAAAATCAAATCATTGATTGAGTATGTTGAAAGAAAAGACAAAAAAATAATTAAATAAAAAAAATAAAAAATTAATAAAATGGGATTTTTAACCGAAAGCGCAGAAGTTGGTAATATTGGATTAAAACAACTTCGTGAACAAAGAGAGATCACTACAAACCGTTGGGAAAAAATCGGTCTGTTAGAAGGTCTTGAGGGTAATGTTAAGGAAAATTGCGCTCAGTTATTCGAAAATCAATTATCATATATGATTAACGAATCTACTGATTCTGCATCGTCAGGTCAGTTTGAAACTGTAGCTTTTCCAGTTATCCGAAGAGTATTTGCTAAATTGTTAGCAAACGATATCGTGTCTGTACAGGCATTGAACTTGCCTATTGGTAAGTTATATTATATCAACCCTAAAGCAAGTGAAAGAGTAGACATGGGTAATAATCAGTATAACAATACTTCACCCGATGGCGCATACTCAAACGCTGCTGAATTAGCACTATCTGCAAGAACACAGTTCCAACAAAATTCATTGTATGATGCATTTTATGCAACTGAGTATGCAGAAGAAGGTACTTCATTGTTTGACCGTTCAAAGGGTCAGATCACTGTTGTAACTGGTGTTACTGTTCAAGGACCTCCTGTGTATGCAGCAGGTGATAAGCAATTGTTACTTACAATTAGTGGTTTTAGTACTACTTTTGAAGGTAAATTAATTGGTCCTGCTGGTGTTCCTATGGACACTGAATCATTCCTTGCTGGTTTGAGAATTTTCTCAAGCGTTGACTTTGTAGCACCTGCTGCTTTCTCAACCGAAACTATGTTGGCTGGTACTTCACTTCCTTTCAATGTGAGAGTACAGAAGTACGGACAGGCAATCGTTAACAAAAACGGTGTTTTAGAGGTTTATGTTGACTTAACATATGCTGGAACCGATGGTTTCCAACCACTTTCTGCTGCAACTACACCTGCATTCAACTATAGCTATAGAACATATAGTGACATTGAAGAAGATAGTCGTATGGCTGAAGTAACTTTCGTACTTGACCAAGTTACAGTATCTGTTGAAACACGTAAAATGCGTGCTCAGTGGACTCCTGAATTGGCACAAGACGTTAGTGCATTCCACAACATTGACGCTGAAGCTGAGTTAACTGCTCTTCTTTCAGAACAAATGGCTGCTGAAGTTGACCGTGAGATTCTTCGTGATCTACGTAGAGGCGCAGCATGGACAGTACGTTGGGACTATAATGGTCTTCGTAAGCAATCTACATCTTACTACGGTACACAAAAGGATTGGAACCAGACATTGATCACTAAGATCAACCAAATTTCCGCTCAAATCCACAAAGCAACCCTTCGTGGTGGTGCTTCATGGGTAGTTGTGTCTCCAGAAGTAAGTGCAGTATTCGATGACCTTGAGTACTTCCACGTGAGCAACGCTGCTCCAGAGCAAGATAAATATAACATGGGTATTGAAAAAATTGGTACACTTTCAGGTCGTTACCAAGTATATCGTGATCCTTATGCTCCTGCTAACACAGTGCTTATTGGTCATAAAGGTACTTCAATCCTTGAAACTGGTTATATCTACGCTCCTTATGTACCAATGCAGTTAACTCCTGTAATGTACAATCCATTCGATTTCACTCCGATTCGTGGTATCATGACTCGTTATGCTAAGAAAATGGTATTGAACCGTTACTATGGTAGAATCTACTGTGATGGTCTTCAAACATTCGGAATTGGCGAATTGAGATAATCTGTAGTTATCAAAATAAAAAAAGGGAAGCAAGTTGCTTCCCTTTTTTGTTTTAAATAAGTATTTATATGTGCAATGAAGAGAAAAACAAAGAGGATTATATTGAGGATAATTATCATTTTAATTCTATTGTCAATGGCATTGTTTTTAAACGGACAAAATGCTGAACCAAAAGAATCAAAACATCAAGATTTGGGTACTTGGGTGATGCCAAATACTGATGTTGGGGTTAAGGTATCTATTACTGCCTATTCTACATTTAGTCAACACGAAGAAAAAAGAATTGACAAGGAAATAATGGCGAAACAAAATATTTACAAACTTAATTCGACACAACAAGAGATTCAGTATGTAAATAAAATGATTTATTGTTATAGACTATATTTGATTAGTAATTCAATATATCAAGGAGACAGTACTGGGACGTGGATATATAACGCACGCATATACATTAACGATGTGGATGTAACAAATGGTGAATTTCCAGATGGATTTCCCGCATACATTCAAGGAGAACCAACGTTGTTATATGAATATGATACTACCAATCCCAAAGAATTAGTGAATTATTCAATTAAATGGGAAAGTGCAACATATGAAAATAGAATTACTCGAAAAAATAATTAACGGCATAATAAAAATTGTGGGGTTAGCCAAAACTAAAAAGAAAAAGAAGAAAATGCCTGACACTGGAACTACCGTAAATAATACGACAACCAATAATACGATAACAATAAGTCCAAACACCCAAATCCTTTTTACGTTAAAAGGATTTATTGCAACAATTTTAACAATTTTGGGGATGTTTATTGGATTTTATAAACTTGTTATAATCCCTGCTATGAACCAATCCAATATTCATCAGAAAGAATTGTATATTGAACAAAAAGAATTTATTTCTGAAGAATTTGATGACATAAGAGGTGCAATAAAAAAGAATACCGATGCTATTACAGCAAACAATAATCGTTTTAGAGATTTGAACAACTCAATTGGTGAAGAAAATAGTAGTGGGTCGTTATCTGCTACCACTACTGAGGCGGTAAGCGATACATCTTTAGCATCAACACATGACTAATCTTCTTCTTCCTTAATTTCGATTTGGGTAGTTTCTGCTAAGAATGCTTGTACTCCTTTTATTAGAGTAAGGTTTTCCTGCATTTGATCATATACCGCTTTACATACTTTTTCAAAATTTAGTTCACCGTCCCCAAGGGTATATTCCTTTTCACCCAATACGTGATAGTTTGACATCCCATCAAATTTAACCTTCATCATTCCACGAAAGATTAATTTTCTTTCCAAGACATTAAGGTAGATTCCGATCTTACCTTCTTTCTCATTAATCCACAAATAGTGAATGAATTGTTCATTAGATTGTGTATCCATATGTTTTTACTTTTAACTTTTTATTTTTAGCGATGTCGATCATGTGTTTAGTTCCCTTGCTTTTACCGTCCCAAAAGGCGATTAGAGCATCTGCATAATCTGCCATTTCAACATTTCTTTTATAACCGGCACTCTTACCGTGTTTATCCCAATCCGCAGGGAATCTTTTAACAGGATATCCTCTTTCATAGGCATATTTCTCTCCAAGAATATCTGCACCTTTTGCGCCACCACTTACTACTTCGATATAACCACAGTTTTGTAGCATGTAATCACAAGCATTCATTAGATGCTCGTAATTATCGAAATCTCTGCCACCAGCTATTATTACTTTAATTTCATCCATCGTTTTTAATTCCAAAAAAATCAAAAACTGCCCCTGCCTTGCCTAAATCGGCTGGCATATCGGGATCAAGTTCTTTTTCGTCATAATATTTTTTCATGATTGGATAGTAGTTACATCTTTTACAGTTCCTGCTAAAACAATCTCTATGTAACCAACTACCTTTATCGTCCCAAATATCCGAACATCCAAAGCGTCTTAATTCAGCATATCTTTCTTCATCTACACTTCCTTCAATACGTTGATTTGGGTAGGTTAATTTAACACCTGCTTTGGCTTCAACCTCTTCAATTGTTACCCAACCCTTCTTTTGTTTCCATTTAATCTTTTTATTCTTGCTCATCTCTTTTAGGATATGGTTTAATCATGTGTTGTATCTGTCTCTTTAAATACCTCTTATTTGATTTACTGCCACGAAAGTAGAAATATCTTTCCTTATTATATTGCGGAACAAACTCAGCATCAGGATAATGCTCTAAAATTACTTCCTTCCTCATTGTACCAAGCCTTGCACGAATAGTTCGTGAACCGTATATTTTTCCATCGATTTTCACACCAAACCTATGACCACTACCTTTTCGCATGCTGCCTACATAATGGAAGTTACATGCTTGATATATTGTACCGACTTCACCTGCTGCTCGATCAGTGGTACAGGTAATAACATCATATTTTTCTGGAAGGAGCTTAATGCTTTCCATAATTAATTTGCTTCCGCAATGTTCATGTGCCCAATGAACACAGACACCCCGTGCTAATAGGAGAATGCGTCCAGTGTAGTTATATTTGTCCCACACACCACGATTTTCAGCATATTCAGTTCCGAAAACTGTTACACCACCGCAATGTCCATCAAAGAAAATACCGAAATAATATGATGATATTGAGGGCATACAACCAAGCCACTCATATTCCACAATAATATCCTTTGCCTCTTGATAGGTAATTGGCTTGACGATTCCATTGGAAATATCTGTGTTTATATTTTCCCAATACTTATCTTTGGCGTTAGCATATTCTTTTATTTTTTCCTCACGGATTTTTCTTTGGTGTGCTTTGCCTACTTCAAATGAAAGTTTATTTGCTTCTTGCTGTTTTAATTTTTCAATTTTATTCCTAAGTGCTTTTTCTTCTTCAATCATCTCGCCAGCACAAAGTTCACTTCCATATGTATTCCACATTGATGCATTAGATGCTTCTAATTCAGCCAACTCCTGTTCGAGTTCTGCGACTGTTTTACTTTTCTTCTTCTTCGTCTGTCCACTCATGATCATAAATTAATTCTGTTTTTGCTCTGGTAATAGCGACATACTCAAGATTTTTCTCTTGTGCTATTTGCCATTTCTTATTATTTGGATATGGTAGCAAGTCTGGTCTTATAATAAAAACTCGATCTGCTTCCAATCCCTTTGCTTTATGTATTGTACTGAGAACAATCCCAGTGAGTTTATCTGTAAAGATTGTTTCAATATTATTTTTCAAATCAGGAATAGTTGGGGAAACTCTTGCTAAAAATATAAGAGTGTTCACTTTATCTTCCAATGCAACATATCCTGAATGTTCTTGAGGATTCAACACACCGCTTTTAATAATTTCATCTCGAAGGGAACATACCTCACTACTCCAATGTGAAATTAAACCAGATACAGTTTTATGTTCACCAATGTATTGAATTAATTGAAGACCAATATCGCTTCCCTTAATAACGGCTTTTTTTTGTTGTGA